TTTTTATTTTTGTTTGCTCTTTTAATCTTATGCTGAGAAACTTTATTGTTTGATTTTTTCATTAGATCACTGGCTTTCTGCTACTTTGTCACAAGGACAAATTATGGACTCTGGGAGTTCGTGAACCTTGGTTACAATAGTAATCATGGTTTCACACTCAACACACTTATATACTTTCTTAATTCGTTTGCTCATAAACTAATCATACCATACTGAGGTATGTGTGTCAAGATTTGTTTCCATCCCAAGTCCCAATCTTTGTGGTAGGGATTCCGTGCTCTTCCCAAAGCCTAATAACATTTGGATTGTCATCTACGGCATGAAGAATATTCCAATGTTTCTTAATCTGAGTTAAGATATCTTTTTTTACTTCATAGTCTGGCCTATTGTCATCATCTTTACGCATGTACAGTGCGTGATGGCCGATGTCGTTTTTAGCAAGCCAGCGAGAGGTTAGTCCACGCCAATTTTCTTTTCTTGATGTGACAATTATAATGTGTCTTTGATCAAAGAATGCCTCATTAAGCATTTGAACTACTTCAAAGTTTGGCAGGGCATCGATAGAAGCCTCATGAAAGGCATCGTAATCCCTATTAGGACCACGAACAAGGTGAAGGTATGGATCTACATTGGCTAAGGTGCCATCTACATCAAAGATGACTCCTGGGGTTACAGGACTAGTTCTGATCAACATGATATGTCATAACAAAGTAGCATACGGCATAGCCCACTAGGAATGCTGGAATTAAAAAGAAAATGCTAATCATTCAAAGTCCACCTGTGTTTCAAAAATTTTAGTCATATAGTTATCCTCTCCTCTTGCAATTTTTGCAGCAGCAATACGCATACCTAAAGCATTTGTAACTGAAGAGTCAATTGGCAACGATTCTATTTCCCTTGCTATCTCTTCTCGTAATGTCATTTCATCTATACTCATACTTCAATTATACCCTACTTGGCAGGGTATGTCAAAACAAGTGATATAATAATCTTATGACAACACCACCAAACTATCAAGGACTATATAACAATGGAGCACTTTATGCCATTGGAGACACAGTTATTACTGATGGAGATCCATACGGTATTGACGGAGCGTACTTCATTCGAATTAGCAACCCTGGTAATCCAGGATATCCACCTGCAGTGGGTGGAGGAAGTAACGATAACTGGGCACCGTATGGTGTCAAGTCAGTAACTGGATCTGGATCTGTGACAGGATCAGGCGCAATAGCCTAATCTTTATCCCAGTAGGCTTTACCAAACTCATCAAGGTCATCCCAGCCTGAATCAGACATGTCAATCTTCATTTTTTCTAAACTTTTCTTCCACGCATCCATATCAATCATATAGTATGTTCCCCACCATTCGTAGGGTTTATTAAGATATTTCCACATAAAAGCATGGTACTTATATCTCCACCCATACTCTTCGTCTTCGTCCATATTCACACACTTAACAATATGGTTACCAGCAAACTCTCCACACATATTGCCTATCCATCGTAATGGCAGTATCTTAGTTCTTTGTGTCTTCGTTGAATGATTTATCATCTTTAGGTACCCAGACTTTCTTTCCATCTTTCCATACAGGCCAATAGCCAAGACTACGCCAGTCCATGGTCATTATCTTAGGATCTTTTGGCATTGACACACCAAATCTTTCCATCACTCATTGTTTGATGGGCATTCCAGAACCAATCGGATTCTTTGCTTAGGCTACATACTTCACATTGATCAACATTCATATCTTAATTATATCAGTCGGTGTTCTATGTGTCAAATTATAAAATAGATCTGCAACATGATGTTGAAAATGAATTCCTGGATGAGCATAGCCAGTTGTCTTTTTGCTATCAATGATTGAGTAATCAGATCCAACTGACCAACAGAAATTATCCTTAAACTCAGAGTTGTGATCTGACTTACAAATATCTTGCACAAAAGTATTGCAAGGCTTAATTGATTTGGCAGGAAAGAATGATGTGAAGTTTTTTAATTTAAAATCTTTAATATTTAAAAGTTCTTCCATAAGCAAGTTAGTATTTATGTCCCAGGTTGTCCAATATAGTTTTATGCCACTTGTCAAGCAGAATGATTCTAGTATGTAAATAGAGTTTATAGAATTTAAAATTAGTTGGTGTGGAACTTTTATACTCATCAATTTTTGGATTGCAGTAGGTCAATTCTAAATGATCCCAATCAGGAAAGTTTTTATCATTTTTTGATTTGTAAAATTCCTTATCAATAACAACTACACTTCTAAAAAAGTCTGGAAACAAACAAAAGATTTCTTTTGGCATTTTGTTATTTAGGGAATACTGAATAATATTATTACAAATACTTTCTACAGATGCTCCAGGACTGCCCAAATTAACAATGCTTTTATTAATCCTATTACCTAAAAAGTTTGTCCATCTAGCAGGTTCTGGAACTCCAACTCCAAAAGTTATAGAGCAACCAGATGCAATAACATCTGAATTGTCATCAATTTCTCCACGACAACCAAAACGATTAATCTCGTATGTATTGTGCTCATCAACTGTTCCAACAAAAGGATCTTTTTGGTTCCACTCTTTAAAGAAAGTATCTTTAGCATATGGTTTAAAGTAGCCAAACTCGCTGGTGTTGGTGAAGTTTTTTATTAGATAGTCTTTTTCTTTATCACTTTTTTGATCAAACTTATAAAAACTTAAAATGTCTCTTGTCAGAAAAGTCATTCTTCTCTTCTCCAGTGTATGTATGACTTTATATATACAAGTCCATACGCTACTGCACTAACAATAAATCCATACTGCTTAGTTACTAGACCATAAACAGTCCATAATGTTTCATTAAATAATAAAACAAACCAGCCCCAAATTGTTTTTCTTCCAACAAAATAAATTCCAGACACGCCGATAATAGCAAGCACCCAGTGGGCATAGTCGTTAATCCATTGTTCCATATATACAGTATACCCTAAAGTAATAGTTTAGTCAAATCTTTATATTATTATCTTTTTTTCTAAAAGTTTGTTGTAATAATAATAGCACAAACCAATATTTAGATCATCTGACAAATCTTTATTGTAGTCTGGCAAATCTTTGCTTGACTCAACAAAAAAGGGATCTGGCTGTCCGTAATCTCCATCAAAAAGATGATGCTCATCTTCCTTAATATCTAATAGTTCTATTAACTTTTTAATTGTAGTGTCTGGGTATTTAACAAGATCATTAAAGTCTATAACATAGTCTGCATGCTCATATAAAAAACTATAAAGAAGTATGTATTCTGATACAATTTGATTAACTCTTTGCCATGTAACCTCATAAACACCACGATGTTCCGCTGCAATATATGAGGCAATGCTGTCTCTAGGATCTCTTGCTATGGTAATTATTACCCTTTGCTTATTGTGATCCTTATCAAATGCCCAATTAATTGTATGAGTTTTTTCAATACGGAATCCTGACTCTTTTTCAAAAAGTCTATCAAAATAGTGGGATCCGCTTCTTGGGTATGTGCTTAAATGCGGTTTGTATTTCACGACACTAAGCCCATAGATAGGTGACCAAGGCACACATCAGCAACAATATAGTCGGAATGATTAACGACAATATCAAAATGCGTTGCGTCTTTATCACAAAAAAAACATTTAGACTTCTTCATATAATAATTATACCATTAAACAAAATCAAACCACAGTGGCATAATATATCTTGATCCATTTGCAGGAGCAACATGATACCAGTAGTGAATATTTCCAGGGAATAGAACTAAATCGCCAGCCTTGGGCTTAAATGATACACCTTGATGAATAAAAGACAACTCTCCACCATCGTAATCGTCATTAAGATATACCCATCCTGCTAAATGGTTTGAATCTTTATGTCCTAAGTCGTCTATTGGAATTACTGGACTATTATTATGCACCCATTCAGCAAAACGAGAGTTTCTTGGCTTTAGTTTAACACCATACTCTTCTTCCACCAAAGATTTTATTTGAGGTATATATCTTTCTGAATAGTCTAGTGAGTCGTAATAAAGTAAAGACAAGGTAGGCTTTCCAGCGCTATCAGGCTGTAGAGGACGATTATTGCTTGTCTCTGTACCCTTGATTAGTTCTATAATGTTGTTGCACTCTTCTTTACTTAGATAGTTACTAAAGATTTTTACATTATTAGGATTGTTTCCAATCTTAGTAAAGTTTTCTATAGTAAGTTCAGATATTACCACCTTCTTTTGTTCTGGGATAACTATGTTATTAAAATCTTTTACTAATTCTAGCAACTTGCTAATGTCTTCTTGATCGGTATGTATCATAAAATCATATATTCCAAATTGTTCAGACAACTGTCTTATTTGTCTAACAACATCAACCATAGGTCCTTTAACATGGTGATGC